TATCAAATGAAGCTTCTTGTTCAACTTTAGAACTCGCGGCTGCAATTGAATCTACAACGATAGTAACTAATTTATTTTTATTCTTTTCTCGAACTTTTAAAACGATATCTTCAATAGCTGCGAATATGTCTTCTACGGTATCTAAATTAACATATAACATTTTAGAAGTATCAACCCCTAAAGTAGTTAGAAACTCTTTAAATAAGGATGTTTCGTTTTCTATATAAATAGCCAATCCGCCTTTCTTTTGTGTTGAAGCAATTATATGTCCGGCAATTAAACTCTTTCCGGAACTTTCCAATCCCGTAATTTCAGTCAATCTACCAACTGCAACCCCGCCATGTGGTTTATTCGATATATACAAATCTAATACCGAATTTCCTGTCGATACCCAATCTATTATATTAGATGGATTTTCAGTATCATTTAATGTATATACTACTTGCCCCTGGTCTTTAAATTTTTTATTTAGTGAATCCGATAAAACACCGGCTAATTCATCAGCTGCCGCATCTAAATTAACTGTATTAGGTACCGAATTTTTACTTGATTTTGCCATATTAATTTCCTTTCAAAAATATAGGTGAATGCGATCAATGCCAACCACATTCACCTAATTTATGTTTTAAGTTTATTTGTTAAATAATTCATCAAAAGACGATGCTACATCTTTGGAATTTGCAGCCGGTTTCTTTGTTGCCGGTTTATCTTCCGATTTTGCATTTGCTTTAGGTTCTTCAACCGTAGAATCTGGGTCTAAAAACTTTTCTAATGCTTCCTTCAAAGTATCATATGAAGGTTCCGGGAAAATTTCCTTTAAATCCTTTTGACCATTTACAATTTTCTCGGCTACTTCTTTACTGTCAGTAGCAGGAGTTGCATTTGGCTTAACTCGGATAGTAATTTTACCGAATGTATTACCGGCATCTTCTGGCTTAATGAATTCTACAACCACATCACGACCATTTTTTACGTCAGTGATATCTCCATAATCTTCATCAGCAATGAATCCCAATAATTCCTGGTATACTTGCTTACCGAAGCCCCAATATTTAACACCTTCATTTTCTTTACCTCTAACGATGATAGGTACATATGTACGCATCTTAGGCTCTAATTTACGGCCCATTTTCCAATCATTTGAGTCGCCTGTCTTTTTTAATTTTTCAGCGAATTCAACTACCGGGTCTGCATTACCATACGTAATTGGCGATAAATAATTTGATTTCTTCCCTAAATCATAATGAAAGTACATTTCCGTAAACGGATTGTCTTTATTAAATTGATAGGGCACGATTCGAATCGTGTTTTTGCCTGGTTCAGGCTTCCATAACCTGTCTTGTTTTTGAGTTGAAGACTGCAACTGTGTCAATTTGCTTCTCAGCGCATTTAAGTCCATAATAATAATTTTTAATTGTTAATAAATAAATGTTCATTCGTTAATTGTTAATTAAGGGCATTCTGTAACTAAACAATAACCTATCTAATATAAATATATAAAAAGTAAAAACCAAATAAAAAAAGATAAATTTTTTAATTCACTCTCACGACTTCATCCAACACCAATGGTATTCTATTTACATCGGAATTTCTAGTCAATAATAAAACGTTTTCATATATCGTCCAATCTATTTTGTATGACTTATCCAAAATGTTATTATTTAAATTCCGTATAATAATATTTAACGCATTAACCGAATACAAAGTATTGGTTTCTTTCTTTCTGTGTATAGCAATATAGTTTTCATATATTGAATTTTTAGCCGTATCAATATTGAAAGTTATATAGAAATCGTTTTCGCGATCTCGGTTCATAAAAATGAATAATCTATCCACATCATTGAATGTGTCTAATATATCATCTATTCTATTTTCAATATCTCGTTTGTTAACAAAAGTGCAAAGTAGTTTGGTGTTTATCATAAAAGCAGTCCATATATAATAAATATTTGTTACTAGTACAAACTACTTATTTATTATTTCGAGACTACCATAATCCGGGCCCGCTTTTGCTTTAGTAACGAACCCGCCCCCTTCTAATATTTCTCGTATTCCTGAGAAACACTTTTTAGAATCATTAAAACTGAAATCAAATAAAACAGAATCGTATGTATATAAAATCATTTTAGTTTCATACTGCTTTAAAAAATCGTTTATTAAACATATTTTTTTCAAATTAATTTCGGTTTCTAAACATTGTATGAAATAGTTTAATAATTTCTGTGCTGATAACCTAGGGAAATTCTTTTTATATAATCGTCTACCGGATATTGGTGAAACAATATAACCATTCCTATTCCAAATATCCCATAATTCAACAGCATAATCATTAACTCGCTTTAAAAATTCTATATGTACATATTCAGGTTGGATACCACCATATAATTGTCTAAAACTTATTTGTTTTGATTCATCATATTCAGATTCAGTTAGTATATCTTTATTAAAGTATTTTCTACCCAAATATTCATGCACAGCTATTTTGTCCGGAAATTTATAATTAACCAAGAATCCCAATATACGTAAATGATAAGATTCGAAATCAAACTCTAACATTGCTCCTTTTTCAAACCTACTTTTAAATATATTACGTACACCAGAATCTTTACTTAGAGCTGCAAAATTAATTGTATTAAATCTATTAGAAGGTCGCCCGGTTGTCGTAAATATATTATACTGCGAATATATTAGTTCAGAATCTAAATCTACATTAATAGACGTATCTATACTTTTCATTAGACGCTCTGTCTTTACACACAACCCATTCTTTTCTATTTCGGATAACCCATATAATATAATATTACTGTAGTAGTCACAAGCTCGATCTTCTTTTGAAACCATAAATATCAAATTCAATAATATCGGCTTTATAATATCAAAATATTCAATCCATTTAACTAGGGGTATTAGATTATTAATACGTTTGTATTTCGGGTATAAATCTTTAAAAACGCCAAACAATTTGTTTTCTGGCAGTAGTAGTTTAGTACCTGAATCCAAATACTGTATTACTTCCAAATCAATTGCATTCGTAATATTAAATCTATTATTTATATCTTTATAATTAAAAATATATTTTCTTTTCTTATTATTATAGCTTATATCTTTAATTATAAAGCTACTACTATCAAAAATTAATTCCGAATGATCGAAGGTTAGGATGTAATCTTCCTTTAAGTCTATTATATGCACCCAAAGCAAACTAATTGATTTTAGTGCCGGGTGCATAAATTCATTAATAAAAATCGGAAATATGAGTAACTCCGAACTAACTAGTTTTTGTCGGATATTATCATAATCTGATTGCGAATCCACAATCACCATAAAACCTTAATTTTACTTAATATTAAAAATTAATTATCAATTAATCAAATAATTATTTCGGAATATTCATAATAACTAGTTATAAATGAATTTAATCCAGGCATATCCTTATTGGCTTGTATTAAAGTTTTTTTGTTCGCAAATATAACTTCTTCAAGTTTATCTTCATTTTTTGTTATTGCCCAATTAATATTTAGCATTTGATTTTTAATATGATCAATGCCGTGCGCAGTACCAAACTTTTTTGCTTCATCTGAATTTATTTCATAAATAACCGGATCGCGGTAATCCTTACTTTTTATAAAGTACCTAACAAATACTCCATTTTGGTACTGTGCTGCAGTTGGATATATAGCATCATTGTCCGGATTTCGTAATTTATCAACTTTAATTTCCCTAGGTTTAACTCTATTATATAATAGAACAGACTTATCCGGATTATATTTAGTTAATTGTTTGGATTCAATAGTGCCATATGGTCCTGTAAACGCTATACCACCTATAATATGGTATTCACCAACATATTCATCAAGGTCTAATATAAATTCTTTTCCCTTAGTATACAAATACGTGTTACGTTCAGCTGAAAATAAATTTGGATCCATTATTATTTTGTTTTCATTTTCATTACCGTTTCCAAAGTAGTAGTCCAGGATTCTGCAGAAATAGTATGATCTACTTTAATTATCTGCAAATTTATTTTGTCTTTATATTTACTAGGTAAATAATCAAACATGATAGCATTACCCCATCTAAATCCACTAATACCATCCATGGTTAATGAAAAATTAATAGGTAACAATATGTTATTATTCCTAGGTAAATCAACCTTTTTTTCTGGTATTGTGGTTATTTCAGAAATATAATTAGACAAAGAATTTTTTGCAGAATCGGTTGATTCAGAATCCACTGAATCGCATAAAAGATAATATGCCTTTTGTAATGACTCTTCCGACGTTTCTTTATATTGTATAGGCACTAAATCATCCCCGGGAGTTTTTAATTCCGTCATTGGTTTATATTCAGTATTTTTTTTAATTCTAACTCTATCTTCAACGGTATCGGTATATACTTTTATTCCTACATTTGTATTACTAGTATTTCCAATCGGTGAAGCATTCTCATGTCCATATAGCATCATAGTTTTATATCCTTCAACCAATTTAGATTCTATATTAATATTTCTAGCTATATTGTCGGCCAAATCAATTTTTGCTGGTTCAACTTTTATGCTTTCATTTACATATGATGCATCATATATATGAACTCTATTACCTTCAATAAACGTAACCAAATCCCATATATTACCGGTAGCTATTAATATATCCGATAATACCTTATCTAAAAAATCTTTGGTAGTTATAAATTCACCGGCAGCTATACAATCACGCAAATATCCTGCGTTAATATAAATGTTATTTAAAAACCCTGTGTTTTCTGAATATTGTCTTTTATCAAAATCCTTAGATGCTTCTCTGTCAATATCATCTCCTAAATATTCAATTTGTTCCAATGTAGATACTATTGAAGTCATATCAACTACAGGATCGGAAAAAGTTCCTTTAGTAAACATTGCATCTTCATACACAGTATCTGTTGCTTCTTGTATATCTATAATGTGTTCTTGAACAACTTGCTTTGCAGTTTCATACATGAATTTTAACTTATCTAAATTCGATTCTGGATTTAATCCTTTCACCGAATTTAAATTTTCCGTATACATCTTTTTACGTTTAGTATTATAATAAGTTTGTTTAGCGGAATCAAACTCAATACCACGAAGCTTAAATGTACAAATTCTAGGATCAGCCGACATAAATAATGGTGGTACTGAAACTGGAATAACATCCATTGCTAATCTAGGAAATGAATTATCCGAATCAGTCCGTTTGCCGTCTACATAGATATTGATATAATTGTTAACCGTTCTAATAAATTCACCCCATGAAATGTATATTTCATCCCTAGCATAATTAGGGGCAGTACCTAAAAGAGTTCTACTACCTTCAACTACTGAATCCCATGTGTCCATTCGTTTTTTATCGTATTCCCTAGTTTCGGTTTCCCACTTTTGAGCATTGACTGCCGGCATTAAAAGTTTTGTCTTATCATTAAATGTTTTTCGAACTACTGGGTCTTTACAGTTAGTATAAAAATAATCAAAAGCATATTGTAAATTAGATAATTTTTTAACTGCATCATTTGTATCAGTTTGCGCGTTCGTAGACGATAATGAAGCATTTTGTTCAAACCATAATTCGCCTTCAGTTATTAATTCTACTTCACAATCATAAGCCGTCTGTTCATTTAATCTCCAATTAAAATTAGACACTATACCTACGAATCCATCATAATTGCCATTAGCATCCTTACGTTTTGCGTGTATTTTATTTTGAATATCAGTTAATCCCTGACTCTTTAATTGTAAATCACGGTCTATATTTAATGGTACTATTATTGAACCATCCGATGTTACTGACCATCCCCATTCTACCACAATGGATATACCGGGTGTCATATATAATTTTTCTAATATTTCTAATTCCGACTTAGTCCAGCATTGAAATTTAATTAACGCTGACATGGTACTACCCATAGTACCTTTAAATTTTATATCAACGGAATTTATACCTGGTATCGGCCTAAATTTATCTACTGAAGACCCATTATAAACATCACTAAATGTATCCTTAGAAGATCCCCCTTTTAAAATATTAGTTATCCGAGATGTCGAATCTTCTTCACCGTTTTTTATTATTACGGCATTACTAACCATACGAATCCATGGATTTCTAGACGCAGCCCATGTATTATTCGGATCACGAATTCTTTCTGATCTTTTATGTAGTTCCGCAGTTACCCATGATTCCGGTGTTGATAAAACAAAATCTATTTTCATTATCGATTTGCATTAATAAAATTAAAATCGTCTAATATAGTAGATAAATTTTTCGGTATTCGTAATCTAGAACCACCAGGTATTCGTAAACTTCCTTTACCTAAATTATTAGCCTGTGCTAATATCCACCAATACCTAACATCACCATAATATTTATGAGCTAATAAATCCAATCTATCTTCATTATTAACTAAAATATAAATATCGGATATAGAATTTTCTATTTTTGGATATAGAATAGTTTTATAAACTCGTTTTTTATTCGAGTTAATAATTACATCGTTGTCTTTATATCTATTCAATAAATCCATATTAACAATAATTAAATTTATTTACACAATTAAACGCATCATAATTCTTATAATTTATTTGCTGTTCTCCTACGATAAATATATTCATACTAACTTTAATGATTTGCGGTACTTCAGCCACACAATCGTCATTTTCAATATTAATTTCCCATGGATATTCAGTATCAATATCAAATGTCAATGATGTAATATGACCTACATCTTTTATATAATCACCAAGCTGGAATCGAATAAATGGAGAAATCATTAAACCATTACCTGAAATATCAGGTATTGTCATTTTAGATAACGCATTTAATTTTTTATACATACCCGGTAATTCACCCCTACTCAATGCAGGGACTATAAAATCTAATGATATATCTCTAGTAACATTGTTAAATGTTTTTAGAGGGCTCGGCCTTCCTATATAATTTATATCAGTATAATTAGGAGACCAACGGTCTGAGAAGCTAGAAATGTAAGATCTAAATTGGTATGTTTGGTTTTCACGTAAATCGGTAAAAATCAATTTAACGAAATCCTTACCTAATGCCGATTCGGATTCCATTAATGGATCAACTACATCTTTAGATTTATATGGATCGGCATTCGAATTTCTAACCCAATTAAATTCATCCAACACCTTTTTAGAATCATTATCGTTATCAGATGCCTTTACGTGTGTTCTACCATTTATGCGGGTAGATTTTGACCCGGACTCACGTAAATTGGCATACATTAAATTACTACCAGGTATAATATTATTTTCTCCATGATTCGGTAATATTCCTCCCTTAGGTAATAATTCTTGATCAGTATCGTACGGTGTAATTATTTTGTTAGTTTCTTCAGAACTAATCTTGAATAAATTATTATCTGATAGATATTTCTCACCGTCTTTATTGGTATATTTGTGTAGAGTTACAGCTGTGTTATTTTCCGTATCCCCAGGTGTCCCTATTTCTGAATGTCCATTAAATGGAGCTATCTTCAAATACTTAGATGAATTGGGAGTAATAGTCGGTATTCCAGGTATTCCTACTTTATCAATAAAGATTTTCGTGTCCTTTTTCCAAATATCTTTTTGTAATATGTATTGATTTTGATCATACGTAGTTGAGCCTACCGTGTCGCCATGATTCTTTCTAACATTACTTAAACCATGTTTAGTCAACGAATTAATACTTATACTACCTTTATCCAATATAGCATCGGCTCTAGTCATAAAATGACTAAAAGCTAAATTAGCTAATTGATTTCCTATTAAAAGTTTACCGTATGATGAATTATATAAACTTAACGGAAAACTAGTTAAATAAGTTGCGGCGCTTAATGCTTGCGCAGCTTCGGGAGATAATTGATTAACTATTCCAGTAGCTAATGCGCCTATTGATGGTCCTCCTAAAATAGGTATAGATGTACTAGTAACATCAATAACATTTGAATATTGAGGCGGTGGTATAAATTTAGCACCTACATTAACACTACCTAATATAGGATTAGTATCGGCATATGTAGGTGTAGTCGACCCTTGATTAATATTTGGATTAGGTTGAACTACATTAATGCTACCTTGATTAATATTTGGATTCGGTACTGTTACATTAATACTACCTTGGTTAATGTTAGGATTTGGTACTATAACATTCGCGCTACCTTGATTAATATTTGGATTCGGTATATTGATAGTACTAGATCCTTGATTGATATTCGGATTCGGAACATTAACGGTACTAGATCCTTGGTTAATATTAGGATTAGGGACTATTATATTACTTGACCCTTGATCAATATTCGGGTTCGGTATTGTTATATTACTTCTACCTTGATCTATTATCGGATCCGGCAACGTAATATTAGCTTGGCCCTGTTCTATTGTAGGATTTGGCTCTACAATATTAACGCTACCTTGATTAATTTTAGGATTGGGTATTGATATATTACTACTTCCTTGATTAATGTCAGGGTCAGGATTTACAATTTCACTACTTCCTTGATTTATAACCGGATTAGGGATCGTAATATTAACATTGCCTTGTTCTATTTTAGGATTCGGAATATCAATATCAGTGCTTCCTTGTATAATATCCGGATTGGATTCTTTTATTATACTTGACCCTTGGTTAATTTTAGGATTAGGAACTATAATTTCAGTACCACCTTGGTTAATATCAGGATCAGGTTCTTTTATATTAGATTCACCTTGTTTAATAATCGGATTCGGAATGTTTATTTTAGTAGATCCTTGTACAATATCTGGATCCGGTTTTTGTATTTGACTTTCGCCTTGATTAATTTCCGGATTCGGAATGTTTATTTTAGATGTGCCTTGTTCTATATCAGGATTTGATATTGATATCTCAACACTACCTTGATTAATGTTAGGATTCGAAATGCTTATATCAACACTACCTTGATTAATAGTAGGTTCAATGTAAGTAATATTTGATTCCCCTTGTTTAATTTTGGGGTCTGGGATATTAATGTCGACACTACCTTGATTAATAATAGGTTCAGGTTTAACAATCTCAGCTTCACCTTGTTTAATAATCGGATTCGGTATTTCAATCTTAGCTCTTCCCTGTTCTATATTAGGATTGGACTTCTTTATATCAGCAGTACCTTGATCAATTATAGGATTAGGTATAATAGGATCTGTTTCTCCTTGTTTTATATCAACATCCGGTGGTATAATATCAATATAACCATGATTAATTTTAGGATTTGGTTTAACAATATCAGACTGCCCTTGTTTAATTTTAGGGTCTGGTATTTCAATCTCACTACTTCCTTGTTCAATCGTAGGATCCGATAAAATTATTTTTATATCGCCTTGTTTTGGTTTAAATTTCCAATCAATTAATTTAGTACCGCCCTGTTCAATATCTATATTAGGCTTTATAATATTAGAAGACCCATGATCAGGTGAATACTTATATGGCTTTAATGTAGTACTTCCTTGTTTCAAACTAGAAACGGGTAAAACGGTTGATATTATAGATGAAACGGACGACCCCTCATAAATTGCATTCCCGTCTTCATTTCCATGTATACCTTGTTTAGGAATAAATTTATTGTTGATATCAATATTGGGAGATTGCTTATCCCAACTAACTCTTAAATTACTATTTAATGTTACGGCCATTATCGATTTCCTAATTTATAATTTCTAACAGTATTTATAGCCAACGTTTCACCTACTAATTTAGAATCTAATCTTATTTCACCTGATTTAGTTACGGCCTTTATTAATTCATCCAATTTATCGGTTATCATTTTTACAGATTCTTCTGAATATGCTGAATTCGAATTTTGTTCTTTTGTATTAGTTACCGTTTCATTTGTGACTTTAGAAGTTATCGGTTCATTAGGTGATATACCTAATGCCTTTAATGCTAATAATGCTGGTAAAGCAGTTATACTAGCTATCGATATAGCACCCAAAGATGCGGCTATACTATATAGCCCGGCGGACATTTCAAATAATTTACTTGTTTCAACATCTGATAACGTACTTACTAATTCACCTAATGAGCCGACTAGTAACGACATACCGGCCGCAGCTACTCCTATACCAGCACCGACCATTAGTACAGACGCGCCTAAGGCCAATAATCCTGGTGCAGCTAATGTAGATACAGACCCCAATGTGGCTATACCTACGCCCATTCCTATTAATATACTAACGAGAAGACCCATTTCAGCCGGATCCATACCTTTTATTGATTCAGCTAATTTAGCAATACCCGAAGCGGCCATTCCTATACCAGCACCAACCATTAATATTGCACCACCAAATGCTAATGTACTTACTACTGCTTTACCTAAAGTAGTAGATAAGAATGATGTAGATTTAGATACGGTAGTTTGTGATGCTGATAATGTATTATTAGTAGCTATTTCAGTTTTCTTAACACTATTTAGTGATTCAGTTACTGATTTAGATTGAACCTTTTTAACAGTATTACTAGATTCAGCAATAGTATTTTTAACTGTAGAAGCAGTTTGTTGTTCTGTTAAAATAATATCTTTCTTTTTAGTTATACCTAATATATTTTTTACTCTATCTAATATAGATACTTTTTTGGTTTTATCTGTTATTGAAACATCATTAACCTTATCAGTTTTATTTATTATAGTTTCTTTGATTTCAGAAACCTTATTTTGTTTAAATCTCAAATCAGGCGTTCCATCCTTTTTAAGTTGTTGCTTTATAGATGGTTGTATTTCAGGAGTAGGTACTTCATCCACTTTCGGTGTCGTAGGTTTACCAAATAAAAATTCCTTCACCGTCATTTTCTTGGCCATAGTAGTTCCTTCAACGACCATATCTTTAGTAGCTTTATTTCCTTTAATTAATGATGAAACCCAAGAACCAGTCATTTCTTTTAATTTAGAAAAAGGCTGAAGTAAACTACCAATTAATCCTTTCGTTTCAAATAAATGGGTTTTCATTAATTTAGTCTTAATAACCCACGTTGTCAACATACCGGTAATCACGATACCAATTCCGGGTATATGTGATAACATCTTAGCTATACTAGTAATAGGAGTTAATATTGTACCTACTACAGATAATATACTAGAAAATACATCAAATATAGGTTCCAATACTGGTAATATAACGTTTGCCAATACATCTGATATTTTAGACATAGCGGCCGTTAATTTTTGTTGCGTCAATAAATTTTCTTTTTCCTGTAAAATTTTTTCTGCCGTTAAATCGCTACCTATATTCAATTGTCGATTTATATCTTCATATGCTGCTTTTTGGTTACTATCCATTCCTGCGATTAATTCGCGTTGCTTTAATGATTTTTGTAACTCAGCTGTAGTCATACCGGCAGCTTTGGCGGCCGCTTCACGTTGAACTACATTTAAGTTATTAAATTCAGCTAATGATCCGAATTGATTTAATATTTCTTCGGTAGCTTCCAAGGCCTTACCGTCTAACGCTAATGATCGAGCTTTATCAAAATTAATTTCTCGTCCTAATAAAACAGACGCGGTCATTTGGGAATCTAACGATGATTCAAAGTCTAATAATGATTTAGATATATTAGCTACTTTATCTAAAGTTAATCCTAAACGTCTCGCCTCTATTGCAGATCTAAGAATTTCTTGTGGTACTCCCTTAAAGCTCGAAGCAATTGCTTCAGAGGAATTTGCTATATCTTGCATAATGACATCAGGAGCTACACCTCCTACTTCAGCTAGTTTTGCACCAATTGCAGTTATATTAGCCGCCGTGTCTGCGGTTATACCGGACATATTTTGTAACGCCTTTATAGTACCTGCTGAATTTTCAGTAGCTATTCCAAATGATTTATGTAACAATGCAGTCTTTTCAACTAATTGATCACTCACTAAATTCATTGAACCATATTGCGCAACTAAGGCTGTATGCGCACTTAATACGGTTGCCATTTCCAAACCTTGATCTCTCATAGCAATTGCCGTATCATGAGCAAAATGTCGAATATGATCGGTTTGATCTGCTGTTAATTTAGATGTTTCCAAATATGCTTTGGATATTTCACCTAATTTTACAAATTCTTCTAAAGCATTACCTATCAACAATCCGACTATTGCTAACGGACTAATTAATGCTCCTTGTATTGCTTTACCTAATTTTCCTACTTCATCTGCTTGATCACCGAATGTCTTAGTTATACCCTCATTAACTAACTCGATTGATTCGTGAATTACATTTTCCTTCTGCGCAGCTGCGATTCGATCGCGCTGTCGTTTTTCTATTATAGTTTGTTTAGATATTAACTCATTTATTATATTTAAATTTCTATTAGTCTCAGTTATAATTTCCTGATTTATTTTAGATGTAGCGTCTAATGTACTTTTAGTTTTTTCTAATTGCGACTGCCTGAACTTTAATGCGATTATATCCTTGGATGTATTCTTACTTATATTCTGGCTAATCATCCATTCTTCTATCGCATTTTGTGTCCTATCTTCTGCAAATTTATTTAATATATCGGCATTTAATATTTGTACTTGTTGTGCTGTATTGACAGCTTGTTCTCTAGCTATTTTATTCTTTTCCGCAGTTAATGTTTTAGAGAGATATTTATCCAGTACTGCAGTATTTTTATCTAGAAATTCTCCTAGCTCAGCATTTAATTTAGCCTGTTCACGTAATTCATTTGAAATATTGATATGAATTTGTTTTTCATCCTGTAAAGTTTGGTCGCGTCGTAATTCCTTAGCAGTAATATCGGTTATCGTGTTTCCAATCTCTTTACTAACATCTTGTAGATCAATATGTTTTTTTAGAGAAGAAGTAATTCCTTTTACTTGTTCATCATGTATTTTTTTAATTCGAGTTTGTAAATCATATATACCCAAAGAAGTTTCTTCAATATCATTATAATCTTGTATGATATTGGCAGCACTTTTTGCTACGTCTAAATTACCGCGATTCAATACGCTGATAGATTTATTCATTTGGTGTATAGTAGACACCAATTGGCTCATTGAAGATGCCAATGATTTTATGTCTTGATCTTTGAATGGATCTTTTACTTTACCCTTTGCCATATACTTATGGTGATACTATCTTACCGGATGCGATATCATCAACTAATTTTTTGAATTTAGGATCAGAATTATATTTCTTATCTAATTTAGCTTTCAAATCTTTTTCCAATTCAGCTGCTGATTTTCCCGCTATTGATTTTGGTTTCTTTTTAAGTAAAAAATCTACTAGCGCGCCTACTAAGTATCCAATTATACCACCGGCCATACCTTCTTTTATTGACAATTCAGCTGATAGTTCTTCCTTAATAATTTTACGTAGTTCTGATTTTTTCATTTTAGAATTGCATTTAATTTAGGCTTCAATGCCATAAATTCACTTATCGATTTTAAATTTATATATCCTATATCCTTTGAATTTAAATTGGAATTATATCCAACTAATCGAATACCGGCAGCTTTAAATTTGGATTGTATATCCCTAACAATACCAATATCAACTGCCTTCTTACTAGAAACATATATAGTAATCAAACTACCATTTTCAAAAATTTTACCTTCCCAAAACAAAGGTATATTTAATGTCTTATTTACTTTCATATTATTTTTTAGTTGTCATAGTTAAATAAGAAACCATAGCATTTAATAGCTTTGATTTATGTTTATCGGATAGCTTATTTTCATTAATAAACTTTGCTATAACACCGTCTATCTTTCCTTTATTGAGCTTATAATTAACTAATGACCTTAGAGTAATATTATTACTTTTAAGCTCTTTAATGAAGCCTAAATAAATAGAATCATCGTTATTCTTGACTTCGCTTATTGATATTTTAGGTTTATTAGATTTTGAATCAGATTGAGATATAACTTCAACTACTGCTTTTTTATTTGTTTCTATAATAAAGTCCGAAGTCCATGGTTGAAAATACACATCATCAGCTATTACTTCTAGTTTTAATTTACCTGTGGTATTCTCATTAAATAATTTTAGTTTCTTAATCGGAATATTGCATTTACCATCAGAATTAATAGTACCCGGAAATACCAAATTCCAGTCTGTTGATTCTAGAATCAATCTAGCGCTAGAATCATTTAATGAAACCCCTTGTAAGTTTATCTTACATTCAAAATTTTCGTTCTTGTCAGTATATAGTTTATACATGGACTTCTAAATTTATATGTTTATTTACCTTTTCAACTATCATTTCAATATCATGAATTGTTATATTAGAATCCAACACTTGAAATTTCTCTTCTTTATATTCAACACCATTAATATCACAAATTAATTTAATTACTTTTCTTCTTTTCTTTTTACTTAATTTTTGATATTTACCGATTGTAGGACCGGCAGTACCACCATCTGTTAATTCAATTAAAATATCTGACCAAATATACGGATTTAAATTCCAAATAGCAGAATTATTATCCCATATTACTCGATTATTATAATCTATCATCAGACGTGGTTTAATATAAATATTTCATAAAAGAAAAATGGCCCAAATAGGGCCATATCAATATTAATATACAAAAATTATTTCTTTTTCCTAGGAATATCCGGTCTGTGAATCTTATTTTTTACAGTATCCGGTATGTTTTGTTGCTTCGGGTTATTTGCTTCAGCTTCTTTATTCTTTACATCCGCCATCTTTCTAAAATAGAAATTCCTCAAATAAACCGGCATTTCATATAAATCAGAAAACGTAAATCCACCGTGTCCATAATATATCATATCAAATATATTATCGTTCCGGTTGGGCCTATAATTAGGCCCTAGGCCAAAAAAAGGAAACCGTCATTGGCATTCCCATATGATCGTCTTCATGACCACAACTAGAACATTCAAATGGAAATTCCATTTTCACGTCTGGTACTACTTCTTGAATATATTTACGTAAAGCAAGTGAGTCTCTAGAAAGCATAGTATCTACAAATTTACGTATAGTTGATATATCACTACTGCCATCTACTGAGGTTATAATATATTTTAATCTAGTTGTCATTTCAGGATCTATCCCTGAAACTTTATTTAATTTACGAAGTCCTTTTAATTCATTTTCAATAGCTTTTTCATCAGCTGATGTCAAACATTTAAACGTTACATTGGTACCATTGGATGGTAATGTAAATGTAAATTCATTAATACCTTCATTATATTTTCCTTCAGCTACGTGCTTTTCAGGAAATGCCGTTAAATCAATAATATTATTAGATTTAGCACCGCATGCCGGGCAAGTAATTTCCACTTCATAATCTTTACCATAAGCTAAAATTCTACTTGCTATTAGTACCGCATTCTTGTCCCCCACCAATAAATCATCATAATTTATATTACTAACAATTAGTGATTGCAATAATTTATCAATTACTACTCCGGACTTAATTAAATTAGCTGATGTTAAAATATCTTCTTCCTTAGCGGTCATATATTTTATATCCAATTTACCGGTACTTAACGGACTATTAACATCATACAATACTCCTTTGGATGGTAGACTAACTACCTCAGTATGGAATTTGTATGGTGTAGAAGCCGTTTCCCCTAGATGCGGGTCTGGCAACATTTCTTTTTTTACTCCGGAATATTTAGCTGCTATTGCTTGTTTTAATTCGTCGTCTGATAAAACTTGGTTCTTTTCTGTCATAACTATATTTTTATATTAATAAATATTAAAGACTCAAAAAATTATAATGCTTTTTTAATCGTTTTTTCATAATCTTTACTGCTCGTGCCCGATGTCTTGTCTTTCAAGTCTATATAATCAATTTCAGGAATAGCTAAAATCACATTCAAATTTTTACCTTTATGAACAGTTTCATATTCATGATCATACCCGACTAAATGCAGTTCCGGATTAAAATAAAAATCACGGTTGTTTGTCTTAGCCGCCAATACATAATTAGCAAATTCTTTTGCTATATTAGATTTAACGGTCCATGATTGTAATAATTTATGTGGCTTATATTGAAATTTCTTTTTTGTGTATACATAGAACGGGTCACCACCTATATACTTTAATTGCCAATCCTCAGACGAAGTCTTCTTAAAAAAAATCTTTAATTTTGCCATACTTACGTCAGTACCCCTATATGCAACCGGATGCTTTTTAGTATTAATTGAAAATCTAGGGTCTCGTTTTTTCAGATAATCCAATATTGGCATAACTTCTTGTATGCTTTTTACATCACTAGTATCTGAGGATGTTGTCCAACTTCCCAATACTCGATCTATAATATATTTTAAAAACGCCTTAGATGTCGCTATTGGGTATTTTTTAAAAAAACTTGATAATGGTTTATCGCCCATTTTATTATATGTTTCGAATGCACTCCAAGACAAGTGATCGAATATGGTTTCACGTTCCCATAGTCTCTGTGCAGCCTTAAGGCCTAATAATTTAACGGGGTCAAATTCTGAGTATTTCATCTATAATAAATATTAAGAATTTTAGATTGTAAGAATAGCGACCAAATGAATGATCGCTATAATTTTAATTAATACTTATTATTTACCGCGGCCTTTTTTAGCTGTGGTCGTAGAGGTAATACCCGGTACCGGATCAGTTGTAGTAGTTGCGCTAGTACAATTATACCGTGTCCATGGTGCTGATGGAATCTGAACGCTTTTTGCGACTGCAACAGGTTTGCCATTTGCATCCCAACAGTTATTAAATACTGCGCTAAGTTGATGCACAGCTCCATCAGTAAGAATACCAGCACCAAATCCATAATCAGAAGGATATGCTGAATTATTTGCATCAATGTAGTTAAACTGATATTTATTATACGGAATAAAGTATTCTACTCCAGTACGTGCATTATAAAATGTCATAACGCCACCGGCAAATGTTCTGTATCTTTTTACATATCCATTTTCATATACCGGATTTCCAATTGCGTCTACTTCATATCCTGTTCCCGAACTATAGAATCCTTGGCAATTGCCATTCGAATCCATTCCATAGAAATTCCAAGTAGGATGAGCATCTAGGATCGTTCCAATACTTTCTTGTCCTTCCCATCCTTGGCCTTCTACCCAAAGGTTAGGAACTTTACCGAAGTATTGATAAATACCTAGAATAAAATATGGTACTGTTGTTGGAGCTTTCAAGATTTTTACCTTAAGTCTCGAAGCTTCTGGTGTGATTTCTACATCGAAATCTGTTGAATTGTAAGTCATGTTGTTTTTATTTATTTTACTTGTGATTTTTTTGTGGTAAATGTAGGGCTACCTTCTCCCGCTTCATTAATTGGTGTTATATACCAACGATAGAATTTATTTTTAACTGCCCACGTGTCGACGAAAATAGGTTCTTCAACAATTTGTGGTGAATAAGGAGTATCAAATTCCGCAGTTCCTTGAACTAATTTAGCTTGAACTTTATATCTACATGCCGTAGGTGATGGATTCCAAGTTATTGTTCTATTATTTACTTGTATATTGGTGACAGCTTGAGGCGGATATATTGTAGGCGCACTTCCTAAATTAGGACCTATATATACTGTATATCCTTGAATATATAACGGACACCATATTTCATCAGGATAATTATTTAATCCTTGATCCACCCAACTAGGAATATTAACTTTTAAGTGCAATGTATAATATCCATTAGGTAAACTATCAATAATTATATGGTTTCCTTCTGTGTCTGAATTATATGGATCACAGAACCCCGGTGTCAATCTTGCTTTTCCTTCAAGTCCTAATGTTGGGGTGGTATTATACATCCATTGTGGATATCCACCATATGGTGCCATACCTGTTAATTGACAATCATTTGGATAAAATTTACTATTATCAGATAAGGCGTATCCTATTTTTCTACCCGAAGCTATTACATTACTCTTACAATCTATTAGAGTAGCTACAATAAAGTCTTTTATATGCCAATGACCATGGTTAATATCATAATAATAACCAGAGTCTGGGTTTGGTTCGCCGAAATTAGCAACCGTAGTTCCCATGTTTGCTATTAAAGTGCCGAAAGCAAGGACTTTATGTTCACCTAAGGGTTGATCATTTTCATCCCAAATCCATCGATCTTCAATATAAGTTGATGATGCGTTAGTTCCATTTTCAGTGAAACATTTATCTATATAAAGATCAGGTTGCGCATTAATTTTATTTAAAGAAAAAACTAATAAAAACGCTATTAATAATACTTTTTTCATTCCAAATATAACATACTTTATTATAAATATATTATACCTTTGGAATCATACGTTAAAAACTATGTGGTTTGACTCTAGCTCTTTATTGAAAAGAAAAAGCCCGAGAAAAAAAATTCCCGGGCCTATAATATAAAAAATCAATATAAAATTAGAAGTTCAATAAGCAATAGTCAACTTTAATTGTTAAATTTATTTCTACTTGAGTATCTACTGCCCAATCCATTTCTCCGAATTGTGCAGACTTAATAAATGCACCCTTTAATACCCATTCTTCAACTATATCACCTACTGGGCCTAATACTTCGAATTGCAAATCTTTCTTATAGAAATCTGCATATCCGTCACGTCCCGTTGCCGATTCATGAGAAGTTCTAATCCACTCCATAACTGCCTGAGCACCTGATGGCACAATTGGATCATATAGAGTCATATTAAAATCACCCCATCTTCCCTTGCCTTTCAAGGTACGGACGATATTAATATGATCTAATGGAACTTCCCCGAATTCAATTTGAGGACGATTTATTTTTTTGATTATGTATGACGGAACGCCATCCATATACATAATGAATCTATTCTGTACTTTAGGCTCGAACTTAGTGAAAAATATATCACTATCTGGAATTAATGTTGCCATAATGTTTTTATTTTAATTTGTTTTTGGTTTCTTACTTTATTATAAATATATGGAATTATAGAATTATTATTTATTTTAGATAATATTAGGCCTGAAAAGTATTTTCATTACCATTATCATACTCTACAAATTCATAATCCGAACCAGCTGGCTCACTACCATATTTTTTCTTAAAATATCTAGTGATTGCATCTGTTCTATTATGTACATTTTTATTATCATATGCAAGAACCACGATATTATTATATGATCCTTTTGTTAGGAGAGTACAATTATCAGCAATAGATTTATTTTTCAATAACTGAGATATTTTTTTCTTATTATCTTCTATTTTTACATTAGATGTATTTTCTTTTAATTTATTTCCCTCCTTTAAATCAATCATATTAGCTATGTCGGTAGGTATTTTAGTCCAATCTGCTTGATCCATATACTTATCCGCATACTCAGGACCTTTATCATCATCCACTGCTAATAATAATAGTTCACGTTGATCCGGTGTTAATTTCTTCCATTTATTAACTGTATCAGTATTTTCTTTTAACCCATTACCCTTCATAAAAGTAAGAGCAACTTTAAGTGCGCTCTTAATATCAGGTAATCTATCCTTAGTTAATTGTTTCGCTTTACTAGATAAAATCCAATTGGGGCCTTTGTCATCACCATAATATAAAAATGTTACTGGTGGTTTCGTTCTATCTCCTGACTTATATAATGAAGGTATTTTAACTCCACTACCATACATGGAATCCATTGCCCATTCATATCCCGGAATCTTAGTATTTAATAGTTGTTTGGTAAATTTAGCTTCATCTTCTTGGAAGGTAGTTTCCTCGAATATCTTAATTATTTCTTCTTTTATTAATTTTCGTAGATCTATTTTCTTCATATAATAATTTATTATAAATATTAGGTAATTGTTATTTCTTTCTTATTTATATCGAACTCCCATATAACTTCTGTACTATAACCTGCTGATTCTATCAATTGTATTCGTTTTAAGTCTATATCCCATTTTTGTTTAGCTGTTAAATGAAGTTGAGTATGATAGTCCGATTCTTCAAACAAATTAGGATGGCAATGCCAATAATCACCATAAACTTCTATTACTTTTTTTATAGATGGTATATAAATATCAACTGATAATTGTACATCAAGCAAATAATGTTCTAATATAGCGTCCGGATATGTTTTCTTTATTATTTCATAATATCTACGTTGTAATTTAGACACGCCTATTCCATTACTACTAGCTAAATTCACACCATACCTAACACCGTGTCTAGATAGCATAGTTTCCATGTTCTTTTCGGGATTATTATATGTGGCATCTCCGTATCTTTCCAATTTAGTTTCTTTTATCTTAAGAATCTTTTTAGGATCTGACATAGGATTATTTCTCAACATTTGATTTCTAGTCATGTCGCGTTTAAAATCTGATGTCACCATACATTTATTAGAACAAAATCTGCGTCCTTTACTAGCATTTTTCCTCACTGAGAAATCTTTATTACAATTTTCACATTTTAGATATACTAAATTTGATAGTTTCCTATTTTCATACATACAATGCCTAGAAC